AGGTAGGGATGAGACCGTATTTACTGTCATAGGTGTTGACGAAAATGATACAGTTTTTGTCGAAGATGTTCAAGCAGAAGCACAATCAAATGTAGTTGATGTTTGTGGTAGGGTAGGTGAATTTGTACGAAATTATAGATTAGAAAGAGTATTTGTGGATGAAACAGGTCTTGGAGGTGGGTTAATAGATTTGGCAAGGGAGCAAGATTTACCATGCCAAGGAGTAGTTTTCTCATTACAGCAAAAAGCAGAAATGTATAAAAATCTAAGACTCTTATTTGAAAACCACAATATAAAACTAAAAGACATAAATAAACTAGTTTATCAATTATCATATCTGAGAAGAGAATACACAGAGACTGGAATTATGAAAATTCGATCTGATGAGCATGACGACTACCCTGATAGCCTCGTTTTAGCATGTAAAGCCGTTAATGCTGGTGGTGGCTGGCACGTTATGGACGTTACAGATGGTCTAAAAAAGGCATTATTCGGTTAACTTTATATATTAAATGTAGGCATACTAGTCATGGGTAAAAAACTCGACGAAGAGATTGAGCACTTAAAACAAACAACTCATCCAATAAGAGCACCAGCTAGATCAAGAATACCAAAATATACAGATTTGAATGATTCAAAAGCAAGAAGAAATGTGAGAGTTCAAGAAGCATTAGATGGGTTGGAGAGAGTAAGATTAAGAAATGCAGATTTATTTGATGATCCTGACGAGGATAAGGCAGAAAGTGAGGAAGAACCATTACATGAATTAACAGATGGAGAACTTAAAGAAGTGGAGAAATTAAAATCATGGGAAATATGGTTAGAAAAAAATATAGAACCAACTAAAGACTTTAAAGGAACTGGAAAGGTACTTCATAGAGTGTCAACTAATAATGCAAACGCAGTAAGAGAGGCAGGAAATAGACCAGTGAAAGAATCAAAAGTTACACAAGAAGGAGATAATTCTGTGGTTCACAAACCTAGATCAAGAAAATTCAAGCCAAATCGTTCATTTAAAGATGATCAAGAGGAATTTGGGGACTATTATGACACCCAAAACCAAATATTACGATCAAAATCATGGGAAATATGGCTAGAAAAAGCACTAAGCGGAGACTCAGATCATATACGAGAGCCAAGAGTATATGAAGAAGCAAAGGCTCCACATGAAATGTCAACCATAAGCACTGGTTTCTCAAAAAGAGGTAAATTCGGTAATAAACTTACAGAAAGACCAAAAAAAGAAGCAGAAAGAGGTGCAAAATCTACACAGACAGGTAGGAGTGTCAGTCAACATTTAAAGCCTGAATCAGTAAAACACTTACCAAAAGGCATAGAATTACAATATTTAAAAGACCCAGAACATGAACATGAAGGTGCTGGAAGTACAAGAAAAATACCAAAAACTCAAGAAGAGTTAGATCAAGACTTTTTCAATAGAGAAGCAGAAGAATTTAAGAAAAGAAAGAAAAAATCATGGGAAATATGGTTAGAAAAAACAAAAATACCTAAAAAAGATAGACCAGAATCACCAAATAAAGAAAATAATTATCAAACTCAACTAGATAAACCTATACAATGGAGAGCTTTGAAGGATAAAACTTGGGAAAAATGGCTAAAAACCAAAGATCAGGGTCAAGGAGATGCTAAATATGGAAATCCACATGAAACAGGGATGGAAGACCCACGAGTTTTACAAACATCAAGAGATGATTTTTCATTAGAAGAACCTGAGGAAGAAGGCAATAAACCTTATATAGAAAGAAAACGTGAAAGTGATAAGGATGAACAATCTTAATAAGATAACACACACGAAAGTCGGAGATAATATCCACTACTATATAAATGGTCAGGAAGGACGTGGTGTGGTTGTCAAGATGAATAATGCCTATGTATCAGTTCTAAAAGAAACTGGTAGTATTGATGAAATTCACATCAATGATACATTCTTCGTAAAAGACATAGTAGCCAATAAAACTTGGAATGATATGACTTTGGAAGAAAGAACTGAAAATCTATACAAAGCACATGCTTATAGTCCACGATTCTTGTCAAAAACTTGGGAAGAATTACCACAAGAACTTAAAGATGTTCTACAAAAAACAAACATTGAGGATTCAACTCATGGTCAAATAGGCGGTAATAGAGCAGGCGTATCAACAGATACAGATGTAGAAGCACCAGAAGACTATAAAGGTGAATCAAAAGATGATAAGAAAGAAGAGTTTAAACATGAGCATCAAGAAAAACCAACCGTAGATAAAAACAACGGTATGGAACAAGATCATAAAAAAAAAGAACAATCTGACGGAATGACAGAAGATTGGCGACCAACAGGTGGCGAATCTGACAAACAAAAAAATTATATTAACAAAGATTATGTAGCACCAACAAATAGAAGAGTTTCACCAGCAGCTAGTACAACTAGTTGGCAAAAAATGATTGATGCAAATGCACCAAAAAAGAAACAACCAAAAGCTGTTGCAGATGAAAATACAAAATATTTTGATGATAAAGGTAATCCAATTACAAGAGAAGAACATGAGGCTTATGCAAATAAAGGTGAAGTAAGACCAGATGATTTATGGAAAGTATGGTTAGAAAAAGATGCTTTAAAACCTTCTAAACAAGGTAACAAACCTGATCCAAAACAAACAGGTTTTGGTGATGAAGGAAGTGCAGTAGAAAATCCTTCTTGGACAAGTAACCCAGATACACAGAGTTTTCAAGGTCAAGCTACACATACAAGAAGAGCTTATAATAAACCACAAAGTTTTAGAGGTGATAAATATGATTCAAAAAAACCATTCAGTAAACATCGTTTGACACGATATGGGGGTAAGAAAGATGTAGCAGCAACTTATCAAAGATCAAGAACAGGTGATCCAAGAGTAACAAGTGATGATGACCATATGAGAGATCGTACAGGTAAAAGACAAACCACATCAACACAAGATGAACAAAGAGATAGAGAAGAATTAGCATATTGGAGAAAACATGGTAAAGCACCACCAAAGAAAGAGGAAGGACATGGAAAAGATTTAGGATTACTAAGAGATAATTCATTAGAAGATGTAAAACGAAGAAGAGGAGGAGCAAAATATATCAAATCACCAATTAAAAAATCATATGGTAAACCACTTTATGGCGTAACATCTTTGGAAAAAGAAGGTGACGGTGCTGGTAACAGTGGAGTTAACTCACTAGAAACAACAGGTGTTTACAATGCAAGATATTCAGATAATAAAGGAAGATATAGAGACCAAGAGAAGGATAAAGAATGACCGTAGGACAACCAGATATTAACCTAAACACATGGGGAATAACTTATGAAATAATTGATAAAATTTCACCAAAAGAACTTTTAGAAGGTTCAAAGAAAGACCCAAAGTCAAAACCAAAAAAAGAGAAAAAACCAAAAGAAACTTTACCTAAAAAAGAAAGAGCAAGAAAACTAGAACATACTCCTGAGGAAGAAGCAGCTTCTAAAGAACGTAGAGAGCATGAAAGGGCTGTTAGAGAGGTTAAGGAAGGAGACCCTGCAAAACGTAAAGAAATTCATGATAAATATCGTATGGAAGACTTAAAACAAAGAACTGGTGAAAAAAGAAGAGGTAAAGAAACTAAAGATACTAAATATTATTCTTATGATGAAAAGGCACCAGATTATACATCAGAACATGGAGCTGCATTCATGGCAACACAAGGAGGTCACGCTGTTACTCAAGAAGCAATTGAAAGAAAGAGAGAAAAAGAGCAAGCAGAAAAGAAAAGATCAAGATATTTAGGTAGAAAAAAGAACCCAGATAAGACTAGAGAATATAAAGAAGAAAAACAGTATAAACAAAGAGATGAACCAGTAATGGATCCAAAGAATCCAAAAGCAGCACAGGCTGTTAGAGAGACACAAACTGGTGGAGAATTTGGTAATAGAAAAGTAAAAATTCCAAGACATGCTGACGCTGGAGATAAAGCTGGTCATATCGGTTCACCAGATGTAGTTCCATCAAAAACAATTTCAGCAGCTGAGGTAAAGAGAAGAGCACAGGCAAGTTTCCCAAATCCACAGGCAAAAGATCGACCAAAAGATAGAGTTGATACCCCAGTAAAAGATACAAGAGAATATGTTAATCAAGCAGTACAAAAAACATTAAATGGTCTAAGTTCACTTAAAATAGGTTTAGCAAAAGCTGAGGAAGAAGCAGCCTATAAAAAATTCCAAGCTCATATGAAAGACCCAAGTTTGGGAGCAAGACATGTATCAGCATTTGGTAGAGGAAAAGATCCTCAACCTCTTAAAGACAGAAAAGAGAATGCACCAACAAAAATAACACCATCAGGTAGAAAATCTGGTCTAAATAAACCAGCATATGTACCTGAAAGATATAATAAGAAACCACAAGGTGAGGGTGCAACAGGTGATATTCAAGCAGCAAGTCAAGCAAAAGATATTTCAGCAGAAGTTAGAGCTAACGTTAAACGAATTAAACAAGAAAGAGCAGGTAGAACAAGTCAAGACCCTAAAACAAGATCTAGGGCAGCATATGATACTGGTGATGAGAAAGTCCCAGATAAAGTAGTACATTCTGATACTAAACCAGAACTACATGGTAAAGAAGGAAGACAATATCTTCAAGGTGAAGGAGCCAAAAAAGAATGGGAAAAATCACAAGGTCGTGGTCAAAAATATGCAAAAATACCTCCAAAACAATCAAAGAGTGGTCACAGTGAAGATTATCAAACTAAACGTACAATGTATCTAGCTGGAATGAGTCGTCAGGCAAGAACTGCTTTTGATAAACTATCAGCAGAAGAACAGAGAAAGAAAGTTACTTTTGGTACTAGACCTCAAAGTCAAAAAAAGAAAAAATCACTTGAACAAATAAAAGCTGACTTGGATGGATTAAACCTTTAAATAATACCTTTATAAACTATTAATATGCGAAAAGATGACACACATTACTGTATAGAATGTAATGCCGTATTACCTTGGAGGTATAAGGGTAGGCAAAGAATTTATTGTTCAACTATGTGTCGCAAATTATATTGTGCAAAAAATAAAGAAAAGGAGTGATTATTTCTTTGTTGGGTATGTCGAGTTAGGAATCTCGTTTTTATGATTAGACTGAGCATAATTTTCTAGTAATTTATGGAAAAGAACAGCGTCGCTTTCATAAAGATCTCCTGTCTTAGTCTTCTTAACAAAACGTGCAAATTTTCTGAAAAGCTCTTTATCTTCCCATCTTACACAGATTGTCGTATGTGAGTTACCAATTTTTCGTCTTGCCATACTAATCATTCATACAATTAATATATAAGTCTTTCCTCAATAACATCCTAGGACTTTTAAACCATGATTGAATAAACAATAATCATCTATCCAAGGTGGTTGTGGTTTCTGATAACCATCAGTTCCATAGAGATAACCTAACATGAATTTATCTGCTAATTTAATCTCAAAAACTTCATTATTGTTAAATGGTTTTAGGCTTGGTGTCATTGTTGATTTTTGAAATCCATTTGGTGCATTACTTTCATAGTGACCAAGACCTAACCCATGACCAAGTTCATGTAGGACTATATTATAAATAGTTTGTAATGGTAGTTCTACTCTATCAAGGTTAATTTCAAATTTAGATAAACCTGTCTCAGGGTCTTTATAGGCATCATCAAAATCCAAAACAATATTTGTATTACTTACTGCGTGTAGATACACAACTATGTAAGTAAATTTATGAGAACTATTAGAAAAATCAATACCTGTTAACCCCAAAGCACTTGGTCTCTCTTCATCTTCATTCCATGCTTCATATGTTAAGAAAATATTACAATGCCTGTAATCATCTGGTGTTTTATTCCAATGTTCATGGTAAGGAACTGTTGAATGTATATACATACTCCAATCACCCTCTGGTAGGAACTCTTGCATTTCTAATTGCCAGTCTAATATTGCTCTCCATGATTCAAATTCTACATCTTTCCAATACTTCCAATCAACATGAGTTGGATTTGGTTCAAACAAACAAACATGTGGTCTAACATCATGTCTTATTCCAAGATATTCATATTTATCAGATTCTGGGAATTGACCAAAAGCTGATACTATGGCACCAAAAGTAATTAATGATGAAATGAGGATTATCCATAATGCCTTTTCAATGTTATCCATAACATTTATAAATACGAGTACTTTATAAGTTTTTATGGGAACAAAGATAAAGGCAAAATTCGTTGGAGGATGTAAATCTTGTGGCGAAGAATGGAATGTAGGAGATGATATTTATTATCAAAAAGAACCTAAAGCCATATGTGCTAGCAAAGAATGTTTTGAAGACCAAGGAGGAAAATTTAATCCTTTCAAATCACAAACAACTCTTGCACCATTTAAACAACCCATAATAACAAAGCTTCCTAATGTTGAAGTTAGTGATGAAGTAAAGAAAATTACAGAATATTGGGATCAGTTTTTCCTAGTAGCACATCATAAAACAAAAGCAGTTTACCCTGATGAAGATGTTAATGGAGATAGATTTGGTCAGATAAGATCAAAAATGATGGATCAGTTAATGGCTCTTATTAGAATGGTAAAAGAATAAGGTTATATAATACACGGTTCTATACTAAATAATGAAATTGTCAGAAGTTCTAGACATTGATGGTACATTTGAACGTTCCACACCTTTAAAAGCTGGAGATCATATCTCAATACAGTCTTGTAAAGAAAAACATGTGGAAGAAGTCCAAGCCAGTTGTGTAGAAATTCAAACAACCGAAGGTTTAAGACATAGTTTTGGTAAAACAATAATTGGACAATTAAAATCTGATTATTACCAAAATGCAATTAAAGCTGGTCAAGAGAAGGACGCAAGCGATGGTGTTGAGTTTTGGGTTGTAGAAAAAGAAGCCGAAGGTACAGGCAGAATGATGCTTGCACTACAGCCTTGGGCTCCTAAACCATAAGGTTAAAATACTTCTCTCTCCTTTTTATTTTATGACTGATAAAACTTGTAATAAGTGTGGCGTTAAAGGCTTATGGTGGAATAAGAAACATTTTGAGAAGACAGGTAAATGGCAGTTAATAGACCATAAAGATAAGAAAGGTGAATGGTGTGTTAGGAACAATGCACCAAAGATAGATGTTTTTGATAAAACAAGTAAAATAATTCTATGTGAATATTGTGAAGATTCTAATTTTGGATTGTGTAGGTCAACGAAAGATTACCAAGCACATTTAAAAGCATATCATCCAAACAAAGAAATTCTAACAAATTTGGATTATATGTTTGGACATTCAAATCTCCAAGGAGTTAATCTTATTAATTGGAAATCAGATCCACACTACGAAAAGTACAAATCTTTAATTCAATAGTTTTATATAGAAGTACTTTCATATTACCATATGGTAAAAATTGGTGGTAGAAGTAAATCTTCAAAATCAATCATTGGTGGTGGAGATGTTCATGATGGAGCAAGTACAGCAGTTTGTAGTCCAGCACCATATAGAGCAGAACAAGACGATTATATTAAACCAAATGCAGTACAGAAAACGTTATTCAGCGCATGGGAAACGATTAAAGATAATTTAAAAAATAAGAAACCTAACCTGTGGGTTTGTAATGGTGAACCAATTGATGGTGCAAATAGAAAACAAATAGGAGCACAATCTTGGACAACAAGTCTTGAAGACCAAATGAATGACTTTATAAAGTTAGCAAAACATATACCATACAAAGATATTCTATTCACAAGAGGTTCACTATATCATAGTGGTTTAGATGCAACTAATTTTGAAGAAGTCTTAGCAGATAGAATGGGTGCATTGAGATATAAGATGTTTGGAGGCGGTGGTGCCACAGATTACTTTGCAAATATAGAAGTAAATAATAAAGTTTTTAATTTTTCACATCATATAGGTTTCAGTAAAGGTTTACAAACAAGAGCAGCAGCATTGTCAAGAGAAATGGCAAATATGCATTATGAGTATGATAAACTAGGTAAAGTCGATGTAATAGTTAGAAGTCATGTTCACTATTTTTGTCATGTAGAATTCGTACATTCACATGGAATAATACTTCCTGCATGGAAGTACCCTGACGGACACTTGTTCCGAGGTGGTGTAGCAGGTACTACTCCTGATATTGGAATGGTGGAAATGATAGTTGAACCAAATGGTGAAATCATAGTTAATAAAATAGTAGCAGAAGTTGACTTGAAAGCCAAGGTGAGACATATATGAAAACAAAATATACCATAACTTTAGAAGATAACCCTGACTATTTA